AATATTTATAAAGACCCTTTTTATCCACCAACAAAGGGTGTCGCCTTAAGAGAGTTTCAGGATGCAGTAAACAATTCTCAGAATGGGCAGTTGTTTAATCATCCGTCCGATTTCGATTTGTTCGTAATCGGTAGTTGGGACGAACAGACCGGTAAGTTAACCGTTTTGGACGTACCAGAAAAGTTGGCAAACTGTGCAAGTTTGAAGATGGAGATTGTTAAAGAATGATGCATCGTAATCGGTCGGCGTCAGCCCACCAATTTTCTATGATACCGCGGGCAGAGATCCCGCGTAGCAAGTTTAACGCGCAGAAGACGTTAAAGACGGCGTTTGATTCGGGTTATTTGGTCCCAATCTTTTGTGACGAAGTGCTTCCAGGTGATAGTGTCAATTTAAAGATGACAGCGTTCACGCGTCTGGCTACTCCATTGTTCCCTGTCATGGACAATATGTACCTGGACACTTTCTTTTTCTTTGTCCCGAATCGTTTGGTCTGGAATAACTGGCAGCGTTTTATGGGCGAGAGGGATCCAGATCCAGATAGTTCTATTGATTACACAATCCCACAAATGACTTCGCCAACTGGCGGTTATGCAGTGAATTCATTGCAGGATTATATGGGATTGCCTACGGCGGGACAGGTAGATGCAGGTAGTACAATTTCACACTCCGCACTTTTCACACGAGCCTATAACCTTATCTGGAACGAGTGGTTTAGGGATGAGAATCTCCAAGATTCGGTCACTGTGGATAAAGATGACGGGCCGGACACTTATTCAGATTACACCTTGTTACGACGTGGAAAGCGGCATGATTACTTTACCTCTGCCTTGCCGTGGCCTCAAAAAGGTGATGCGGTAACGTTGCCGTTAGGCGGTACCGCTAATGTTGTTTATAACGATACAGGGGATCCAGCTTATATTAGGGAAGCTGCCACTGGTAATATCTGGACTACACCGTCCAGGGAAAGTGTGTCTAAAGAGTCAACTGGTGTTTTTAGTATTCCCACTGGAACAGTTAGTGCACAATATGATCCAAATGGATCATTGGTTACAGATTTGTCGACTGCGACTGCTGCGACAATCAACAGTATTCGTAATAGTTTCCAAGTGCAGCGTTTGTTAGAGCGTGATGCGCGCGGAGGTACTCGGTATACCGAGATTGTGAGGAGTCATTTTGGAGTTGTATCTCCAGATGCTCGTTTACAACGACCAGAATATCTGGGAGGCGGTAGTGCTCCAATCATTGTTAATCCGGTTGCTCAGCAGTCTGCGAGCGGAGCCAGTGGTACTGATACTCCGTTGGGTACTTTGGGTGCTGTTGGTACTGGTCTTGCTAATGGGCATGGTTTTGCCTCTAGTTTTACTGAGCACGGTATTATTATTGGACTTTGTAGCGTCAGGGCCGACTTAACGTATCAGCAGGGTCTGCATCGTAAATGGTCGCGCGAGACGCGTTATGATTTTTATTTTCCAGTTTTTGCGCACCTTGGTGAGCAAGCTATTCTTAATAAAGAGATCTATGCAACTGGTACGTCAACAGATGATGACGTTTTTGGTTATCAAGAGCGGTGGGCAGAATATCGTTATAAGCCAAGTGAAGTTACTGGTCTTATGCGATCAACCGCGAGTGGTACATTAGATGCCTGGCATTTGGCGCAGAATTTTGGTTCTTTGCCAACCCTGAATTCCACGTTTATTGAAGATACGCCACCAGTGGAGCGTATTGTAGCCGTGGGTGAGGAGGCTAATGGTCAACAGTTTATATTTGATAGTTTCTTCGATATAGATATGGCTCGACCAATGCCAATGTATAGTGTACCGGGCTTGGTGGACCATTTCTGATGTTGTCTAAGTTGGTTGGATTTGCGGAGAAAATTGCTCCGTTAAATCCGTATATTGGTATGGCTGGTAGTCTTGCAGGCAGTTTGTTTAGTGCGAAGCAATCACAGGCTTCGGCTGATAAACAAATGGCTTTTCAAGCTAGTCAGACTGGTACTGGGTATCAGAGAGCTATGGCTGATATGAAGCGAGCAGGGTTAAATCCTATGCTTGCGGCTAAATTGGGTGCGGCAGCGTCCGGATCTGGTGCCATGGCTAGTATTCCAGATTATGGTCAAGCGATACAACGTGGAGCGAGTGCCGCACAAAGTGCGGCTAGTATTGGTAAAATAAACCAAGAGATTAAGAATCTTGGTTTAGATGAAGTTGCTAAGGGTTTGGATAATGAGTCCAAAGGTTTGTTAGTTAGTTTTGAAAAAAGTCTGACTGATGAGGCTTATAAACTTTATAAAATGCCGATATTGAAGTTTTTAGCAGAGGCGCTTGATGCGCCCGGTGTTGTTGCTGAGATTGCAGATAGCGAGTTGGTATCTGGAGCGAAAGCGATTGGATCTGCTGTAATCAATCCAGTTAAGACTGTGGAGAATATTTTTAAATATGCCGCAGATAAAGGTAAGGAATTTGCCCGAGATAATGGGCAGAATGGTTTTCGATCGTTACAACGTGCGATCGAAGATATATATGCAGATATGATGACGAGGCAATAAATATGCAATTACGTACTGCTTACAATTATGATCGGGATGAGGTGTCGAAAAACACCGCGCTCGTATGTGATGATGAGACTTTGGCTCAGCAAAATTTTAAAGATGAAACGGATTTAAACATAATGATCCGTAAATATGGCGTTCTTCCCGTTAATGAAGTTAATTGGAAGGAGTTTGATGCGACGGTAATTCCGAAGGATTACCAGGCTTTACAGAATATGTTGTTGGAAGCCGATCAGGCGTTTATGCAGTTGCCTGCACAAGTGCGTAAAGCAGTTGATAATGATCCGATTAAATTGCTTGCAATGGTTGAAGCCGAACAGGCTGAGATTCGCAAGCAAGAGAAGGAGGCTGCCAAAGTGGCTGCCGAGTTAAAGAGTAGCGTAGAAGCGCTGGCAAGCGCGGATAACGCAGACAAGGCCCCTGAATAGGGGCCGCGTCAGTAGCACATGGTTTGACTTGATTCTATATGTGCTAGGTGACAACATTTTGTTTAAAGGAGCATAAGATGCGACGTTATTCAGTTAATAAGGGTAAATCTGCGAAGCAGTTTAGAAAGCAGGTGAGTAAGACTAAGGTTGCGAATCTGCGTAGTAATCCAATGAGAGGTGGTTGGAGACTTTAGATGCCATGTTTTAGCCCGCTTAGTGCGTGGCGGACATCAAAAGGAGAGATAGTATTTTGGCGAAGACAAGACGCAATTCAAGAATTAACGCTTCCTTGCGGTGGTTGCGAAGGTTGTCTGCTAGAGAGGTCTCGACAATGGGCCGTGAGGTGTATGCACGAAGCCCAATTGTGGGAAAAAAATTGTTTCATAACACTGACGTATGAAGACCCACCACCGTGGAATAGTTTAAGACATTCAGACTTTCAAAAATTTATGAAACGTCTGAGAAAGAAGTTTAAGGGACATAAGGCGTTAGTTGATGATCGGACTGGTAAAAGCACTTATCCAATTCGGTATTACATGGCTGGTG